TAGATTATTCAAGATGGTTATCCGGAACTCTCGGAGGGAGAAACACTGCTCAATCGTGGGGAAAACAGTGGCACAGCGGAAATGTTTACCCCATAAAATCGAAGTCAGAGGGCTGATAATGGTAACTTTCTTAAACGATCTGGCCGTCAAACTCGAAGCCTCAACTCTGGCAATAGGGTATGCGACAACCACAGCCGGATATGCCCGGTCGATATTCCTGCAGAACCTCCCGTCAACCGCAGGATCGTGGATCGTATTGTATCCCTATGGCGGCATGGGACCGGAATGGACGCATAACGGAGATCGGGCGGCAATGCCCCGATGTAACATTCTGGTGGTCTCTACGAACGCAGATGGCGGGCATCAGAAATCGTTGGATATCGTTTCAGCACTTGACAACATCTACAACTCGAAACTATCCCCGTCATCTTATTTCTACCGCAGTATCCGGGTTGAACAGGAACCTACGTATTTAGGTAAGGATGCCGGAGGACGCGGTCAGTTCTCAATTAATTTTCAAGTAGTATATGGAGGGTAAAGAATGGCAGCTTCAGTAGCGCGTGAAGTTCAGGGCATTGAATTAGCCCTGACTTCCGTTAATGGAGGGACTTTCTATAACCTTGGTGAAATCCTGAGCGTCACACCCCCGACCCGGACAATGGGTACGATCGATGTGACCAACCACAACACCACGGATTATTTCAGAGAGTTCTTACCGGGTATGATTGACCCGGGAACGATCACGTTCACAGCAAACTATGTTTCCTCGTCAAGTTGGGCGAGTGACCTGATAACGTCCGTCATGGCAGATCGGGCGAAAATCAATTGGAAAACCACACTGTCCACAGGAGAAGCGGCGACCAGTTCGCAAAACGTGTGGTATGGTAACGGGTATATTACTAATTACCAGTTACTTACCGCAAACGACCAGGCGGTCCAGTATAGCGTATCGATTAAACTAACCGCGAAACCTACTGATTCGGCGGATACCACATAAGGAGGGTAAAAAATGGCAGCAAGCGCAGCACGAGAGGTTCAGGGTATCACGTTCCAGATGGGAACCAGTGTCGGAGCGGCATGGGTATCCATGGGGGAGGTTATGAGTATCACGCCTCCAACCAACGTTATGGGAACCATCGATATCACGAACCACGGGACAACCGATTATTTCCGGGAATTCTTACCAGGTATGGTTGACCCGGGAACGGTTACGTTCACGGCAAATTATATCACCGGATCGTCCACATCCGGTCCGATCTGGTATTCTCAGGAAGAGATTGAAGTATTGATGTCGGCCCGGACAAAGGTTCCTTGGAGGTTCTATCTATCAGGGACTAGCACTCAGAACGCATGGCAGGGAGCAGGCTACATCACAAATTATCAGATGTTAACGGCGAACGATCAGGCGGTCCAGTATAGCGTTTCAATTAAAGTCAGCGGAAAGCCCACGTTCTCAGCGGATACCACATCTTAAGGAGGGGGCTATGTATTCCACCCTCCTATTTTTAGATCGGCCCCGGCATCTCCGGTATGACATGCAGGCGGTTCTGGATCTTGATCAGCTCTTACTTAAAGGTTTTGAATCGGTGTTCAGCATGGAAACCGATATGAGCGCGTTACGGTTGATCTATTGGGCTGGTCTGAAACATGAAGATACGCAATTGCGTATTTCAGGAGAAGGTGGAACGGGGGATATATTACAGAACGCTATGGTCGCGGGTCCATGGACGTTTGAATCGTTGATCAAACAGTTTACGCGTACTCTTTTGTCGGACGGTTGGATCACCCCGCCTAAACCGAAAAACGAACGCCGGACCGTTGACGGTGACAAGTTCACGATCCAGGATTACATATTGAAACTAGAGGAGCTCAACTATGAATTCCTTGGTCTGAGACCCAAAGAGTTCTACGGGGTCACTCCCCGGGAGTTCCATTTAATGATGAGTGTTACCGGATCCGTGGATAACCAGCGGGCGGGTATGATATGCGCGACGGTTGCCAACTGTTCCGGATCGAAACGGACGGGTGGAGGGGCGTTTAAGATCGAGGATTTCTTCACGATTAAACCAAAGGTTGTAAAACAATCGACTGAAACGATTAAGAACACGTTGCGGGCAGCATTCGGGGAGGCCACAGAATGACGGTTATAGGGGATCTGGTAACGCGGTTTACGGCGGATATGTCCGGACTTAAACAGGGTGTTGGGCAGTATGATAAAGAGATCGCAACCGCTGAGAAGAAAACCGCTGATTTCAGCGCCGGACTTGGTGGTCTAAAAGCCGTTGCTCTTGAAGTTGCAGCAGGGATTGGGATTGCAACCGCTATTATCTCCGGGTTCATAGTCAAGGCTACCGGATATGCTGACACCCTCACAAAAGCCAGTTATGCCACAGGGTTATCAGTGGAACAACTCCAGAGATGGAAAGCAGCAGGTGAAGAGACCAGCGTATCAATGGACGAGATCACTACTGCCGCACGGATGATGTCGTCCCGTATGGGAGAGGTATCCGACCCGGGCAGTGAGATGTCAAAAAGCCTGAAAGATATCGGGGTTAGCGCATACGACACTGCCGGGAAACTTAAGGATACCAATACCCTGATGTGGGATATTATTGTTGGGTTATCTCAACAGGAGTCCGGAGTTAATCGAAACTCTAAAGCGTCGGCTGTTCTTGGAAGATCGTGGGATAGTCTAGCTCCGATCATTAATAATGTAGCTGATGCGCAGGACGCATATAATAAAGCCGATCCGTTCTCAGATAAGAAGATCGCCACGCTTGATAAATACAATACCGCTTTAGAGAAAGCCGGTGCGGCATCTGAACGATGGGCGGTTGTCATAGGTGATAAATTAACCCCGTTAATCGATAACGTTTTCATACCTGCGGTTGATGCGGCAGCATCAGCGGTTGATTGGTTATCTAAATCATGGGATTATATGCAGTTCAATGCCGCTAAGAACATCCTGTCAGTTCAGGCACTTCTTACGGGCGATTCCAGTAAACTCAATGCGTTTGTAACCGCTGGTATGGGTGGGGGGTCACAATCTGCAGCACCGTCAACCGGCTCAGCGAATCCCGGCGATGGCTCAGCACCGAGCACATCCTCATGGGCGGATCGGGTATTCGGGACATCCTCTCAGGATGCGGTAAAAACCACCGGTGATCTGGTTAACGATATCGGGGACGCGATGAAAGATCTTAAGGATAAGACCGATGACGTTGCGGAGTCCCAGAAGAAACTTAACGATCTTACTAAAAAATACTCTGAAACTCAGGAAGATCTCGACCGGCAATATGCCCGGGAAATGTCCATGGTGGATCCTCGTGATGCATCAGCTGTCCGGAACCTCATGATAAATCATCAGTGGAACGAAGAAGATTTATCGATTCAGCAGAGCCGGGACACGTCAACCGCCAATGAAGATATTGCAACGGCTAAAGGTGCACAGATGGAAGCTTCCGGTAATGTGGCGAAAGCCGCCGGCCAATTTGCGATTACCATTAATGGGAACGTGAACGTTAACGGTGATAAATCGTTTGAGAAATACTTGACCGATCAGGGTCGAAGGATGGGGATCAACTAATGGTAATGACTACTTTTAACGGATATACGGTTCATTCCCGCAGATTATCCCGGGAATATTCCGAAGGAACTAACGTTCATGAATGGACGTTCGACTGCATCACGCCATATTCAACTGCGATCGATGACCTCTGCGCTCTTATGGGTCCGTTAGTAAAGACCCGCCTTTTATCCGGAAAAACCCTGGTGCAGACTTCCGGGACAAAAGCCAAATTGGTATTCAATGGCTCGTCATATTCCAACTGTGCGATCGAATCCCTGAGTCGGGAAGAGGCGGGGGATAGTTTTGTAGGGGTGTTCCCTTACACGATCAGTTTTGTGAAGGAGACTTATGTATCAACTTGAGGAGGACTTGAAAAAATGACTATTACTAATTATCTCGGAAACAAACTTTTGGACTATGCATTAGGGAAAACTGCGTTTACGCCGGACTCCACACTATACGCGGGTCTGGCGACGGCTGTTGATTCATCTGGCACGATTACGGGAGAACCTGGAACCTCTCAGGGATACGCACGGGTTGCCGTGGTGAATGACGACGTGGCTACAGTGTGGAGCACCGCAGCGGCCAAATCCAAGAACAATGCCAATTCTGCGATCACATTTGGGACCGCCTCCACCAGTTGGGGGACGTTGAGTTACTTCTTCTTGACGGATGGATCAACCCAAGGAAGTGGAAATGTGTATTGTTACGGCACTTTATCGGCAAGCATCACTCCGATTGCCGGTATTGCCCCTGCCGTTACCGCCGGTAATCTCGTAATAACATGGACGTGATATTATGACTACAATA